CTTTATTGCCTTTAGGTGGAGACGACCACAAAGGCATAAACTGGCAAGCCAAGCAACAAAACCAAAAGACTCAAACTGTCACTGACTTAGTAGATAATGCGATAGAGGATTACTACAAAGAGTTAACTAGTAAATCAGTACCGAAAAAGATACAGCATAAAGCAGCTAAGATAGTTAAACCTTACGCTTTAGATGAAAAGAAAATATCACAAGAAATTGATTTTGCTAGTCTAAGAAATGATATAAATAGAGCAAAGTTGCTTTTAAATCTATATATAGACTATATTCAAGAGAGCAAAAAGCAATCAATATTAACCAGTGTTATAATAGAAGCTGCAAAACGTAAATCTATACTAAACAAAATGGCGGTGGTTTATTCCTACGTACAACTATAAGTGTCAGCAAACAGGACAAATAATTGAGCGTATTAGCTCAATGAATCAGCATTGTAACCGTGTTCAATGTAATTGCGGATCAGAAGCTGAACAAGTTATATTGTCGGCTCCATTGATGACTATACCTGCACATATGCGTTATGACTTTAATGGCTATGAGTCGCCTACTACAGGGCGTTTAATACGTAACAAGAAAGAACGTGTCGAAGACTTGGCAGTTAGTGGCTGCATGGAATATGACCCAGGTATTAAGCAAGATTTTGATAGACGAACAAAGGAAGAAGAAATAGCACTAGACAGAGCTATTGATCAAACAATAGAAAAGGAATTTGAAACCATGCCGTTATTAAAACGGGAACAATTGGCCACCGAGCTGACAGCCGGTGCAGACGTTGAGACTATAAGATTATGAACAAAGAAATTGACATTCATGATTGCCTTCCATCCTATAAAGAAATGGATGAAAGTTATGAGAAAGACACAAAAGGAAGCGAATGGTATTGTTATTACCTAGAACATGGATACTTTAAAGAAGAAAAAACTAGGCTTACTATAAAGCAACTATTTTTTAAATTAAAGAGCTTTGTTAATAAAATATTACATATGGTGCAAAAATGAGCGAAGAATTTGATATTGACGCAGGTGTTGCAGATATTGCCGACAGCTTAGGATTTGAAGAAGTTGAAGAAGAAATAGAAGAAACTGAAAGCACAGAAGAAGCAGAGTTAGAAGAAAAAGAAAGTGAAGAAAATCCAGAGGAAGAAACCAAAGAGACGGAAGCAAAATCAGCCCCTGCATCATGGTCAAAAGATCAGCACGAAAATTGGTCTAAAATACCTAAAGAAGCACAAGACTATATTGAGACGCGTGAAAAACAAATGCTGGATGGAATTGAGCAATACAAAGAAGGCCACCGATACGCGCAAGAAGTAGACCGAGCGCTACAACCTTTCAGGGAAGATATTATATCGCTTGGAATACCTGAGCCACAAGTCATCTATAATCTGATGACACACCACCAAGCTTTAACAAAGGGAAGTCTTGAGCAACGACAAGAGGCCTTTTTACGCATTGGCATGGAGTCTGGCATTATCCCAAAAGAAGGCCAGACTTTACCTGATAAGCATACGCAAGAATTAGAGCAAAGATTATCTAGAATTGAGCAGCAAGAGCGAGAAATTCAAAGCCGCTATGAGAATGAAGAACTACAAAGAGTCACGCAAACTGTAGAAGCTTTTGCAAGTGATCCAAAGAACCAGTATTTTAACGAATTGGCTGATGATATAGCGATACTGTTAAGAACTGGTTTAGACTTGCAAACAGCGTATGATAAGGCTGTTTGGGCTAATCCTACCACACGATCCAAAGAGTTAGAAAAAGAACGCGCTTCTGTTATTGAAAAAAATAAGAAAGAAGCTGAAATAGCTAAGAAAGCAACAAGCACAAATATTAAATCGTCACGCTCAAATGGACGTAAAGAAACTGAAAAATTAGGGTCTTGGGATGATACAATGAACGACATAATAAAATCATTACGTAGCTAGTATGAAAGATAAAGAATTAATAAAAGAAATAATAGTAAAAATTAAAAAAGCAGAAAAAAAAGCTTGGGATCTTTTTTGCAAAGATTTTATAAAAATAAACAAACATTGAGAAATAAACTAAAATGTGTTATATAATTATGCATAAGGTACAAAACGTTTCTGACAGAAAACCGTTAGTATAACGATCTAACCAAAGCTTATAAGGGCCTGACAGGTTCCGTCGGCGTGGGATGATTAAACAGTCGAAAGACTATTTATTATTCAACTTCAAAGGAATTTATTTATGGCAGGCCCATCAAGTACATTTACCGAACTGGTATCAACCACGTTCAGAAAGCACAGAAAAGAAATCAAAGACAACGTTTCAAATCGTAACGCGTTATTTAAACGCATTATGAAGAAAGGAAACTACATCACTGAGGATGGCGGTACGTCTATCGTTACTCCACTCGATTATGCACAAAACTCAACTTATCAAAGATACAGCGATTGGGATACATTAAACATATCTCAGTCAGACGTTATTTCGGCGGCTGAGTATCAATGGCGTCAAATTGCTATTAACGTAGTAGCTTCTGGTCGTGAATTGCGTATTAACTCTGGTGATTCACGCATTATCAATCTGGCTAAATCCAGAATGAAAAATGCTATCCGCACATTCAACAATAACTTTTCATCAGATTTGTACAGCTCAGGATTATTGAGCAATCAAATTGGTGGATTGCAGTTAATTGTTTCTGATGTTGGAATTGGTACAGTCGGTGGTATTGATTCCTCAGTATGGACATTCTGGCAAAACAAAGTTTTTGACTTGTCTGTTAACTCTGTAACTATTTCATCAACCACTATCGAAGGCTCAGCAATGTTGCCTTTGTGGTTGCAATTAGACAGGGGCCCAGATGATTGCCCTGATTTAATTGTTGCTGATAATAACTACTATTCATTCTTTGAAGCATCACAAACTTCATTCAAACGCTATATGTCTTTTGATAGCGTTGATGCTGGTATCGTTGCTATTAAGTACAAAAACGCTGATGTTCTTTATGATGGAAACAGCGGTATTCCTGCAAATCATATGTACTTTTTAAATACTGAGTATTTAAAACTTGTTGTTCACAAAGATGCAGATTTGACAGAGATACCAGAACAAAGACCAGTCAACCAAGATGGTGCGGTTATTCCAATACTATGGATGGGTAACTTGACTTGTTCTAATCGTTTCCAACAGGGTGTCATATTGCCTTAATAACAAATAGCCCTGCTTAGGCGGGGCTTTTTTCAATACTGAATAGGAATTTAACATGTTTTCTCCCGTACATTATGCAGGTGCGCAGCCTTTCAACGATTGGTTTGCACCTGATACAACACAAAGACACGCTTTAGGCTTAGAAGTGGCAGCCGTTGACCCTTTTTGGGGTGGCGCTTTCTTTGTTTATTTCAAATCTAATGCGACTATTGTAAAAGGTTCTTCTGTAGTATTAGACGAAACGTTTACTGGAACCTTATTACCAAACACAGTAACACAAGGCTTTAGCTTTGGTATTGCAATGGCTCCAATGGTAGCAGGTACTTATGGCTGGTTACAAACAACTGGCCGCGCCGTTTATGCCGTTACTGGTACGTCAGTCGCAGCTGATGGAGTTATCGCAATCAACGCAGCTGGTTTGTTAGGGCCAACCGCTACAGGTAAGCAAGTGATCGGTATTCGTCACAGAATTCCTCAAACTGGTACTGTAACATTCGCAAATACAACTACCATTAACGGTAGTTCTGTATTGATTGTTTCAGGTGGTTATGATGGTGCTTTCTTGGGCATGGCTCTTTCTGGAACAGGTATTCCAGCCTCTACGGTTGCAGCTAAATTGAACCCAGATGGACGTACCATATTAATGGGTTCAGCAGTTGGAGCAGTTGACAAGCTAGCAACTGCATCTGGCGGTATTACGATGACAGGTACCTATACTGGTTTTGGCTCTGGTATTATCAACAGACCGACTTGTATGCAAATCGTGGCTTAATATTTACGCAGCCCTTTCGAGGGCTGTTTTTTTAACTTAATCAGGAATTTTATGTTATCAGTACGACAAGAAGACGCCCCTTTAAAGCCTTTTGTTAGATTTCAAAGGGAAGCCGTAGAAAACAAAGCGGAGACTTTAAGGCAAGGTCATTATGTTGCAACCGATGTTGATTATGTATTTGTTACTCCGCCCTATTCAAAAGATATTTTCAAGCAAAAGGTAGCGGCTTGGTTTACTCAGAATGAGCAGGATGCACAAAATCAACGCATACCGCACGAATGGGTTAGTGATTACAAAAAAGCTTATGATTACTTCAAAAAGGGGCAAGAATTGCCTTTAGATGGTATAGCTATCAAAGGATGGGGAGTTATTAGTCCAGCACAGCAAGAAACTTTGATAAAGATGCATATTTTAACCGTTGAGCAGTTAGCGGCTGTAAATGACGAAGGATTGAAACGCATAGGCATGGGATCAGTTGACTTGAAGAATAAAGCTAAAGCTTGGTTATTAAGTCTTAAAAAATCAGGGTCGGTTTCCATTGAGATAGCGCAACTTAAAAAAGAAAATGACGAACTTAAAAAGAATCTTGAAATTCTAATGGCTAAATTTGAGGCGATGCCAAAAGAAACAGAAAGGCATTCTATCGAAGTTGATGATTTACTAGACGAAGATGACGCTTCTTAGTTTAGTCCAAAAAGTATTACAGCGCTTCGGGCTCCCTACTACAAACACAGTAGTCGGGACAACTGACGGCCGTATTACTCAAATGATGGCCTTGCTTGAAGAAGAAGGCCAATCGTTAGCAGCGCGTCATACTTGGAACGGATTGCAGACAGAAGCGGTTATAACGACAAATGGACTAGAGGATCAAGGGAGTATTGAAACCATAGCGCCAGGGTATAACTATATCCGTAACGAGACTCTATGGGATCGTACACATGTTTTGCCGGTATTGGGGCCATTATCCGATAAAGATTGGCAAGGTTTAAAAGCTATATCGAATACAGGGCCACGCTATCAATTTAGATTGCGTGGTAATAACTTGTTAGTATTGCCAGCTCCGGCAGCAGCGCATGTATTTGCTTTTGAATATCAATCCGATAACTGGATTCTTGATGTTAATGGCACTAATACAAAAGATTCTTTTACGGCTGACACTGATACATTCAGGATTCCAGAAGTATTATTGCTTTCTGGCTTGCGTTGGCGATGGGCAGCAGAAAAAGGGTTTGAGTATAGCGAGCTATTTAATAACTATGAATATCAAGTTAAAGATGCTATTGCTAGGGATGGTGGAAGAAAAACATTACATTCCGACTTTGAACATATACATCAAGCTCCAGGCATTTATATTCCCAATGGAAACTGGTCAGTTCCATGAGGGCGGCGGCAAAGTCTAAAATTGCAAATAGAGGGCAATCAAGCTCTTTTAAGTCTATCCCTGCGCCTGTTAGTGGATGGAATGCAATTGATGCAATTGCTGATATGAAAGACACAGAAGCATTAACGCTTGAAAACTGGTTTCCTCAAACTGGATATTGTGAGATACGCGGCGGCTCAACGTCACACGCTACAGGGATGATGGGAAACGGCAAAACCTTAATGATTCATAATTCTATCACAGGAACAAACAAAATGTTTTGTTCGACTGCTAGTGGAGTTTATAACGTATCTAGTGCCGGAGCTGTAGGCGCATCCGTAGCAGCACGAACAAATGGTAAACATCAATGGACTATGTTTGGTGATGGTACGAATCAATGGTTAATAGCTGTTAATGGTGTAGATAAACCGCTTTATTATGACGGAACGACTTGGGTTGCAGTAGATGGGGCAAGCGTACCTGCTTTAACTGGTTTGACTACCACTACTTTGGTTGGGCTAACGATCTTTAAAGGTCGATTGATGTTTTTACAGAATAGCTCGCTTGCTTTCTGGTACTTACCATCAGGCGTAGCGGGTGGGTTATTAGTTAAGTTTGATTTATCAGGTGTTGCTCAAATGGGTGGCTATTTGATGGCGATGGCATCATGGACATTAGACCCAGGCATCGGCCCAGATGATAGGATGGTATTTGTTACATCAAAGGGCGAAGTTTTATTATATGGTGGATCAGATCCGTCTAGCGCATCAACATGGGGATTAGTTGGAGTTTATAAGACTGGCATACCTTTGGGACGTAAGTGCATAGTAAAACAAGGCTCGGACTTGGTTATTTTAACTCAGTCAGGTGCTTTTGCCATGAATACCATTACCCAGGCAACGGGATCAAGTTATGCCGGTGCTGTATCAAGAAAGATACAAACTATTTTTAATCAATCAGCAAATTTGTACGGTTCAATTTTTGGGTGGTGTTCTGTTGTAGTACCTGCAAAAAATGCGGTTCTTGTTAATATTCCGCACGTTGAAGATGGATTGCATGAGCAATACGTCATGAATACTATTACGTTGGCATGGTGCAAGTTTACTGGATGGAATGCAGAAGATTTTGCTGTATTTAATGACGAATTATATTATTGTTCTGGTACTTCTGTCATTCATGCATGGACGGGTATATCGGATATAGGAAGTAATATTGTTGCTTATGGTAAAACAGCCTTTGGCATGTTTGGCACTCAGACATTAAAAAGCATTAATTTAATGCGGCCTATGTTGCAAGCAGATGGGCCAGTCAATTATTTTATGGATGTTGATGTTGACTTTGAAGACAAGGAAATAGTCGGAAATCCTGTCATTACTACGTCAACTTCTTCATTGTGGGATTCTGGAACGTGGGATTCTTCTTTATGGGGCGGATCATCATTACAAATTATAAAAGATTGGCAATCAGTAAATTTATGGACTGGTTTTTATATATCAGGAAAGATAAAAATTGCCACTAAACAATATTCGGTTAGATGGTTGTCTACCGATTATATGTACGATACAGGCGGCCTGTTAACATGATTATAGATAACGATTATAATCGATGCAGAGCCTTTTTAAAAGAGCATGGAGGTCAATCCCATGTCGAAGAAATTTGTATCGGTTACGAATCAAATGGCGAGCTTATAGCCGCTATTGGGTATGGATGGTACACAGGGAAAACAATGCATATGCACATTGCTAAATTAGCAGGTCGTTATGTTCCCATGTCTTTTATGTGGTTTGCTTTTTATTACCCATTTGTACAATGCGGAGTAAAGATGTTGATGTGTGTAACTGACTCCATGAATAAAGCTGACAAGATAGCACAACACGCAGGTTTTAGATTGGCACATAGCATACCGGATGCCGGATTAGAAGGAGACTTAAATACATGGATTTTAGATAAACAGAACGCTAAATTACTAAATTATAAACCGAGGTTAAAATATGGCCGGTTCTAAAGCTCCAGCAGCGCCGGATTATGTAGGAGCCGCACAAGCACAAGGCGCGGCGGATTTGCAAGCAGCTATTGCAACGGGTAAAATTAATAATCCAACTGTTAACAATCCGTATGGATCACAAACAGTAACTTGGAATGGTGAACAAGGAACAGAGCCAACTATTAACCAGACACTTAGCCCAGAACAACAAAAGATATTCGAGGCTAATAACGCAGCTAAGCAGACGCTATCTAATGCCGGTATAACTTCTGCTAATCAAGTACAGACCGCTTTAGGTACGCCATTAGATTATAGTAAGTTAGGGCCAGCGCCAACAGGATCAGTGAAAGCTAGGAAGGATGTTATTGATGCAGCAATGAGCCGAGTTAATACTGATACAGCAGGGCAAAGAACGGCAAAAAATAGCGAATTAATAGCGGCAGGTATAAGGCCAGGTACGCCAGCTTATGAAACAGCTATGGCAGGCATTGACCGTCAATATAATGACGCTCGACAACAAGCCATATTGAACGCAACAGGTGCTGCTCAAGCCGATTATGGTATAGACCAAAATGCACGAAATCAAGCGATATTTGAGATTATGCAACAACGTCAAACACCTTTAAATGAGGTTAATGCATTAGCATCAGGGTCACAAATAAATAGTCCGTTTAGTGGATCATTAGGGTATCAGCCAGGAGCACAAGTCGGAGCGGCTCCATTATTTAACGCACAAGTACAACAAGGCCAAGCTAATCAAAATCAGTACAACCAAAATCAAGCATCGTATAACAGTAATGTATCAGCCGGCGCTGGTTTAATTGGTTCTTTAGGCTCAG